TACTTATTCTTAAACACCTAAAAAGAGAACCCCCTTTGGCTGTAAAACGCAAAGACTTTATTGTAGTGGTTTCTGATACCAATATAACTATTGAAAGGAACGTGCTCTAATGCACCCTAACGCACAGATATGTGCCTTGTAATCCCTCAAGGATTATTGCATATATTGGATGTTATTTATAATGAGTCTAAGCTCTATAAAATAGTAGAGTAGTTAATAGATATTATATTTGTAATAACGAAAAAAGAAAATGAACGAAATCAACTCAATGATCGCATTCCTAGAGGATCAGATTACCCGCAGTAAGAAATACGAAATGATAGACACTGAGGCTAAATCTGCAACGAAACAATACAAGTATCAATTGGCGAACGCTGAAACAATCAAACGCAAGTATCAATCAGCGATTAATATGTTTGAGAGCATCAAAGAAAGTCAGATCAAATGATTAGACAGAACTTGGTATAGCTATAGACTATGCTATCAACTATATGAGTGATAAATAGTATCTTTGTAAAATATTGAATCTGCAAGAGGTCTACTTTGATAAGTCAATTAGGGATTATGCACTCAAGTTAACAGGCAATGAGTTTGATGCGGACGACTTAGTATCTGTAGCCTTTGAGATATGCAGCAGTAAGCCTATTAGTCTAAACCTAAAGGGATACTTTGCGGTTGTAATGCGGAACCAATGGTATAAGAAGTGTAAGAAGAGTGACATAGTACCAAGCATCGCAGACACAGAGAGCGATGACATAGAGTCTACGCTTGACAGGATGTATCATTATTACTCTGACATACTCACGGCGATTTACAACGGGGAAAAGCTAACAGAGATACATAAAGGAAGTGGCATCCCTTACAGGACATTAAAAAGAGATTACGGTAGAGCTAAAAAAGAATTTAAGATATTGCATAACCAAACAAAAATAGCATTAATAGTCAGCTCAGATAGTGGAGTAACATACCATCGTTTAAACGCACCATTCAGTAAGCTCAAACAAGACTATGGGATAGATGTAGAGATCCATTACAATGCAGATGACAGCTTTATACATAGGCTAGAAGACGTAACCCACGTAGTATACAGCCGAAACATAAGCCGCAAGATGCAGCCCGAAGTAGTAATAGGAGCTTTGAAACTTATGGGAATTAAAGTTATCTGCGATGTAGACGACTACTGGGTACTACCTAAAGGACACCCGACAAGATCGCTGTACAAGAGCATCAACTATGACAAATGCCAAGTAAGAAACATACAACTAGCAGACAGCGTATGGACTACCACGCCACAACTAGCATACAAAATTAAACAGTATAATAAAAATGTACACGTAGTTAAGAATGCTATCTGGAAGGATGCTAAACAATTCAACCCTACTAACCTATCATTAAAGTTTGATACCTTCTTCTATAGTGGGGGTAAGACTCACCTAAAAGACCTCAAACTTATAGGCAAATCATTTGAGGAGGAGGAGCTATTTGTGAAGACCCCAAACATACCTAAGCATTTAGATTGTCACGCCTTAGCACTATCAGACATCCACAACTATGCAAACGATTATCACACCAGTGGTATATCAATCATACCATTAAGGGACACACTATTCAACTCTCTTAAGTCTGAGCTTAAAATGATAGAGTCAGGACACTTTTGTAAGCCCGTGATTGTTTCAAACGTAGAACCCTATACCAATTTAGCTACAGGCAAGAACTCAATCAAGGTAATAAATAACGACTGGTCAAAGGCTATCAAAAGAATTAAAGGAGAACATAACTTACAAGTAGACTTAGGTATGAAACTAAAGGAAGACGTAGAAACAAAATATAATTTAGATAAAGAAAACAGATTAAGACTTCAATTATTATGAACATATCACCAGAATTACACAAGAGACTAACCCAAATTAACCTAGACAAATCAGGTAACTTTGAGGTAAACAAAGCTACTCCAGACATTAGGAGCGAGTTTATATGGCTATGCAGAGAACACTACAGGAACTCCCCAGATATGGGCTGCGGTTCGTGTGTGATGAAGTACGTTGTTAAGATACTCAATGACTTTGAACCAAAGGTAGAGCCTAAGAAGAAGACACGTAAGAAGAAAGTAGAGGCAGTAGAACCTACAGAGGAGACACAACCAAACGAAACAGAATGAAATACATAATTATATTAATAGCTATCCTTGCAATAGGATGTACAGAAAAACCTACAGAGCCAACACAAGAAGAAGAAGAAGTAGTAGACTGCTATTGTGGTCAAGTAGAAGGGTGGGGAGGTAGCTGGACTATAGACGGTAGACAATTAACGTGGGAGTACAAGATAACGAATAACTGTACTAACGCACCTTGGTTCTTTAATACCAATAGAGAGATAACAGAGGACGAATATTGCAGAGGATTCCAATGGTAAATAAATATAGAATACAAACAAAGACGTTAAAAGACGGGGTCATAGAATACTATGCACAAGTAAAAGTCAAACGATTATTTTGGCACGTATGGAAATATATAACATATAAAGGCGAAGAATGCCCGCTTGACTTAAACACCTTTGACAGAGAAAACGCACTTGAGAGAATAAGCAAACACAAAAAACGATTATCAAAAAAACACATAGAGTTTGAACAGATAGAGTTTGAATACATAGACTAATGGTAAAGATTAAAGATATAAATACCAATCCAAACAATCCAAGACTTATAAAGGATGAGAAGTTTGCTAAGTTAGTCAAGTCCATAAAGGAGTTTCCTAATATGATGGAGCTGCGACCTATCATAGTCAATGCAGATAATGTTATACTAGGTGGGAATATGCGTTTTAAGGCACTCAAAGAACTTAAATACACTACCATCCCAAACGAATGGATAAAGCGAGCAGACGAGCTTAACGAAGAGGAGACAAGGCGATTCATCATAGCGGATAATGTAGGCTTTGGAGAACACGACTGGGACGTATTGGCGAATGAATGGGATGCAGAAGAATTAGAAGAGTGGGGTCTTGATGGATTCCCTTTTGAAGATGCAACTGAACTAGAAGCAGAGGAGGACGATTACACTGAGCCTGATGGTATGCAAGTAGATGTAGTGCTTGGAGACTTAATAGAGATAGGAGAGCATCGTTTGCTTTGTGGTGATAGTACAGATTCAGACCAAGTGTCTAAGTTGATGGATGGGGATTTGGCTGATATGGTACATACTGACCCCCCTTACAATATCGACTATGAGGGAGGCAGCAAAAAAAGGGAAAAGATAGCTAATGACAAGTTAGAAGACTTTCCGCAATTCTTATATGATGCTTATACTACATTAACAACAGCATTAAAAAAGGGAGGAGCAATATATGTATGGCACGCCTCAACAGAAACTCACAACTTTATACAGCAGTTTCTTAATGCTGGGTTTCTTTTTAAGTCTTACATAGTATGGAACAAAAACAATAGTACTTTTGGCAGGTCAGATTATCATTGGAAGCACGAGCCTTGTATTTATGGTTGGTTAGAGGGTGCTGCTCATAATTGGGCAGGAGACAGAAAGCAAACAACTGTTTGGGATATAGACAGACCTTCACGTTCAGAAGAGCATCCAACGATGAAACCGATAGCTTTATGCATTAAGCCTTTAGAAAACTCATCAAAGGTAAATGATATTATACTAGACACGTTTCTTGGCTCAGGCTCAACAATGGTAGCATCTCACCAATTAAAACGCAAATGCTATGGTATGGAGTTAGACCCTAAGTATTGCCAAGTGATAATTGACAGAATGACAAAACTAGATTCAAGTCTTACGGTTAAGATAAACGGGAAGGCGTATATTAAAACAGTGGAACAACAGTGAGATTATGGCAAAGGAAGATAATTTAAAGTCTTACAAGAAAGGAGAAAGCGGAAACCCGAAGGGCAGACCGAAGGGCGTACCTAATTCTAAGACTAGGCTACTGCGTCTTTTAGAGATAACTCAGAACGTAAAGAACCCTATCACGGGAGAGCTTGAGGATTTCTCTATTGCGGAGCGTATGGACTTAGCTATACTAAAAAAAGCACTCAAAGGAGACATAAGAGCCTACCAAGAATTAATGGATAGGCTAGAAGGCAAAGCGGTTCAGAGTACAGAGATAAAGCAAGAGACTACCTTCAAATCATTAGACATTAATATAATAGACACGGGCATACCACTTGCAGGAGCAGAGAAGGATATAGAAGAATAAAACAATATGACAAAACAAACAGAAGATGTATTAAGAAACGCAGCGATTGGCGACACAATCCTTTTATTAGATAAAAGTGTAGAGTTTGGTATGAAGGCAATACTGATTCAATCAATGCACTTGCTAATAACAGAGACTAAATTTGAGGTTCAGCAAATAAACAATACTAAAGTATATGGTGATTCTATATATTTTACAAGCGAAGAGGATGCTAAGAAATACATTAAGGAAAAAGCTATTGATAACTATAATCAAACCTTAGTTAAATTAAAGAAAGACCACAAAGAAAGACTTAAAAGAATCCAAGGGGCTTGAAAACAGGTAGTCTATTTAGAGCTAACTACAATAGTACCCAAGACGTAGTAGTAAATCAGGGTGGTACTAGCAGCGGCAAAACTTATGCTATACTTCAAGTGCTGTTTACCCTAGCGGTGCAGTCTAAATGTACTATCACTGTGTGTGGTCAAGACATACCCAATCTTAAAGTGGGGGCATTACGTGATGCCATAGACATCCACAATAACACAGACCTGTTCAAGCAGGAGCTAAAGGCATACAACAGGAGCGAGCGTATCTTCACGTTCTTTAATGGTAGCACCTTAGAGTTCAACAGTTACGACAACGATCAAGACGCTAAGAGTGGTAAGCGTGACTACCTATTTATCAATGAGGCTAATGGTATCCCTTATATTGTATTTGAGCAGCTACATCTACGGACTAGACTACGGACATTCATAGACTACAATCCTGATACCTCCTTTTGGGTACACGAGAAAGTCATACCACAAGCAAGCACACAGCTAATCATATCAGACCACCGTCATAACCCATTCCTTACCGCTAAGATAAGAGAGAAGATTGAGGGGTTAAAGGATAAAGACGTAGAACTTTGGAAGGTTTACGCTAGGGGTAGGACTGGAAGAGTAGAGGGCTTAGTATTAAAGAAGTGGTACATAACAAAAGAATCATTCGAGGACAAAAAGCTACTAGGCTACGGGCTGGATTTTGGTTTCACTAACGATCCTTCCGCACTCATAGAGGTAAGAACTCAGGATGGGGAGCTATGGGTAAGAGAGGTTATCTATGAGACGGGGCTAACTAACCCAGACATAAGCAATGAGATGGATAGGCTAAAGGTTAGCAGGTCATCTTTAATAATAGCAGACAGTGCAGAGCCTAAGTCAATAGAGGAATTAAGACGTATGAGGTGGACGGTAGACGGCGTAAAGAAAGAAAAGGATAGTGTAAACTTTGGATTATCTTTGCTCAAAGGCTATTCTATCAATGTACACGCTGATAGTAAGAACCTAATTAAAGAACTAAGTAGTTATAAGTGGAAGGTAGATCGAGACGGTAACACGCTGAACGTGCCAGTTGATAAAGATAACCACGCTATAGATGCACTGAGGTATTTAGTTTATCATAAGTTTGCAAAGAAAGGATACGGAAAATACGTTGTAGCATAATGAGTTTATACAAAGAAATTACAGTAGGGATGTTTCAAGACATCCAAGCAATAGATAAAGAGTTAACATCATTTGAGAAGGTGGTTTACTGCGTGTCAATTCTTAAGGGTATCACATACGATGAGGCTCTTAAGATGCCACGTAAAGACTTTGACTCATTAGCCAACGCTTATGCTAAAGTAGACTTTCACAAATGGAATAGTCACAAAATACTTGATAAGATAAAGATAGGCAATGACATTTATACTATCCAAGCAGACCCCCGCAAGATAAATGCAGGGCAACTATTAGATAACATTAATCTACTCAAAGACAACAGCGGGCAACCTATAAAGATAATGGATCAAAGGCTTGCTAGTATAATGAAGTGCAGCAAGATAGAACATCAGACACTTGCAGAACGTGCTACACTAATAAGAGACGTCCCACTATATCTTCTGTACACTACACACGTTTTTTTTTTCAATCGTTGGAATCTCTACTATCCAAATACCGAGGTCTTTTTACTTCAACGGATGGAGGCGATGCTGAAAGTGAGCAAAGAGATTTTGGCAGCAGATGGGGGCTATTCACAATCATAGAAGCAATGGCAGACTTGCACAACATATCAATCAATGAGGTGTTTAAGCTAGGAGGTTTGGAGTTTCTAAACTGGTGGGCATATATGAAGGAAAAGAGAGACGAGGAAGAACAACAAATCAAAGATGCAAAAAGAACTTTATAGCAAACTAGACAACTACTGGCAGGGTATAGTAGATGACCTAATCCAAAGCCTTAAAGATGTAGACCGTTACTCTAGTGGTGTTACGGCTCAGAGCATAGGCGAGTTTAATACTAAGCCAGTAAGTGTAGAGAGTGGTAACTTTAGAATAGTACTTAATATGCCAGACTACTACGAGTATTTAGATGAAGGGGTAAGTGGTGCAATCAATAACACAAACAGATCACGCTTTAAGTACACAAACAAGCGTCCTCCTATCAAAGCCATTAGGAAGTTTATGAGGAACAGGGGTATAGTACCTAAGAACTTTAGACAGTCAAAGAACAGCAAGACAAAGAGCGGTAAGCGTAAGAGTGCAGATGACTTACTGAACAGTTTAGCCTATGCAATAGCTTACGGGATATGGAAGAACGGCACAAAGAAAACTAACTTCTATTCGAATGTAATCAATGATCAGCGACTACTAGACTTTGAGGTCAATGTATTAGATTGGTATACCGATTATGTACTAGAGATACTTGCAAAGAATAAGTAAAAGTGTATATTTGTAGTGACATATTATTATAATTTTAAAGGGTGATTGGCTTGTAAACCGACACCCTTTTTTTAGTACCCTAAATTTTAAGCACCATAAAAGTATATAATAATAGATGGCAATAACAATCGAAGACCAACCAACAGCAACTTTAATAAGACCAGCTTTTGCACCTATAGACTTTTTATTGTCCTCAGGCAACACCGCAGAGGCAGGCTTTAAAATAGTCTGCAAAGTATATCTAAGCCCAGCAGGAGCAAACACACTCATAAGCACTCAACAAGTTTACACAATACCTGCAAAGACACAAGCAGTATTCAAGGTTCAAGATGTGATTAAGAGTTATGTAACGAGCGTGTATAGTGTAATAGACGGGGATACAGTTGATTTGATAGAGACAACCCTACCCAATTTTGCAGTAACATTCCAAGAGTTCTATGACGGAGCACTTAAAGGCTCAGTAGTTACCTCTAACACATTCAGTGCTTGGTATTCCTCCCCTACTTACGTTGAGTTCGCTGCTAACGATTGGCACGAGTGGCAAGTATCAACGGGTGATGTAAGAAAGGAGTTCTTAAACAACTACGGCAATCAGGTGTATAAGTTCTCAGGTTTTAACGCAAATGATAACTGGCTCAAGGTAAGCCCTACTCAAAAGTTTCAGATAAGTTGGTTGCTAAAAGCCACCTCCACAATAGACATAGAACTAGAGACATTCACATCAGCGTTTGTATCGGTAGTTAGTACTAAGATGACAGAAGCCTCTAAGGCTATCGGTGAGTATGCTTTAGATGTAGGGGCTGCCCAGTTAGCTGCTCACACTTGGAACGCTACCGTAGATATGACTAATGTAAAATACTACGCTTTGACTATCTTCGAGACATTCGACCAAGACCAAGAGGTTAAGACTATACTCTTTGAGGTTGATAGCTGCACAACTAACTACACGCCTTACGAGTTGCATTGGCTTAATCGCAAAGGAGGCTATGACAGTATGGTATTCGATGGTAAGTCTACAGAGACTACAGACATAAACAAATCATTTGCTAAGTACGCCAATAGTGACATAAGCGGCACATCATTAGACTATAAGACAAGCAACCAAAGAACACGAGCCTTCCACACAGGAATTAAAACACAGTACAAGATTAACAGCCGACTACTTAAAGACTTTGAGATGGTAGGAATGCAAGACCTATACACAAGCCCCGAGGTTTATTGGCTAAGTCCTGACGGGTTTATAAATGTAAACACAGAAATGAAGACCTTTGAGCGTATGAAATCAGAAGATGGACAAGTGTACAGTGTGGAGCTAACAATGACGGTAGATAACAGCGACGAAAGACAATGGTAATTGAGCACATAATAGCAGGGTATAGCATCCCACACAATGAAGGGGCTATCCCTTTGACCAAAGAAAGCTACGACATTAAAGAGCCACAGAAGAGATCAAGTGATTACAGTAAGACTATCACTATACCAGAAGACAACGTAGTAAATCAAATCTTTGAACACGCATTTGACGCTAATGTGCTATTTCAAACGTTCGATCCTAACATTAAAACAAGCTACCAAGTAATCCAAGACGGGGTTACTCTTATAGATGGCTTTTGTAGGCTTGTGGATATAGTCAATGTAGACGGCAAGATTGAATATAAGATACAAGGCATCGGCAAAATAGGCTCAGTGTTTGAAAGCATCAAAGACTTGTACCTTACAGACTTAGATTTTAGCGACTTAGACCACGTTTGGAACGAGGCAAACATAGTATCTAGTTGGACTCCTACGATTGGTACGGGATATACTTACCCAATGATTGACTATGGAGGTCGTACATCTTATAGGGAATGGATAACAACAGATTTTAAGCCTGCTATATTTGTAAGGGAGTACATAATGAGAATGTTCAATGAGCAGGGTTTCACTATCAGCTCAGCATTCTTTGACACTACACTATTTAAGTCTTTGATAATTCCATTTGGAGCAGATGACATAGTACTAGATAATACAGGTCTATTAACAAAACAATTCTTTGTAGGGAGGTTAGGCTCTAATCAAACAGTAGGTAGTGACGGGGTACTGATATTTAATAATGACAGTGCAGGCGAAAACTACAATACAGGAGCGAATGAGTACGGTATAACTACAGGTATATTTACAGCTACTGAGATAAATACTTATGCTTGGAATGGGTTGTTAAATCTTACTTTTACTTATACGCAGGCAAATAGTGCAGAAACCCAAAGGATACGTAGTTTTATAACTCAATCAAGATTCTTTAAAGCAAACACATACTTTTATCTAGTTAAAGATGGCACAACAAACATTGACAGAATTACCATAGATATAACCACTCAGATACTATCTAAGACTTTTGCAAATAGTGAGACGTACACAGATGAAGGGGAGTTCTCTTTACAAGACTTCGCATCAGTAGCGACTAGTGAATATAGAATAGTGTGGAGTGGTATAGTCAATTACTCAGGAGTAGTACTTTCAGGTGGAGGGCGTGGCACTCCTGCAATACCTACAAGGTTACATTACAGTACAGCATCTTTTGCAGTACAATTAAACATTGGCAGCACAATAACACAAAAAATTAAAGACGTAACTTACACAGAAGGCGACACATTAATAATGTCATCTTTAATACCTAAAGAGGTTAAACAGTCTGAGCTATTAGGGGCTATCATAAAGAGGTTTAATTTATACTTCGATTATGATGCAATAGATGAAAACCTTATATACATAGAACCACGAGACGACTACTATACAGATGTTAAGATAGACGTATCTGAAAAGGTAGACCGTAGCAAAGAAATTGTATTGTCACCTATAGGGGCATTAGACGCAAGTACATATTTATTTGAGGACAAAGAAGACAAAGACCTAAAAAACAAAGAGTACCAAGATCTGTTTGAGGAGCCTTACGGTAGACAAAAAATAGATATAAATAACGACTTCATAAAGAATGAGAGGAAAGTAACAAGCATATTTTCACCTACCCCGCTAATCACAGTAGACAACAATGGAAGGGTAATAAGCGGCATACAATTTCAAAATGAGAACAGGGAAAAAACAAAAGGCAACGGAAACATAAGGCTATTGTATTGGGGTGGTACTATATCAAATACTGCTTGGTTATTGAACTCAACACCTAAAACAGTCTATCCATACGCAGGGCACTTAGATAATCCCTATGCTCCTACATTTGACCTTAACTGGGGTATACCTAAAAAGCTAATGTATAACTTCTCTTACGGAGGTAATAACATAGTAACCTATACAAACAATAACTGTTATAATGTATTTTGGAAGAACTACATAGAAGAGATTACATCTAAGGATAGTAAACTACTAACTTGTTATGTAGCATTAAGACCAACAGACTATTCAGATTATAATTTTAGGCAGTCCTATTACATCGACGGTCAGTATTTTAGATTGATTAAAATAGTAGACTATGATCCTAACAGCAACAACACTACTAAGTGTATATTCTTAAAGCAGGCAAAGGTAGCAGCATTCGTAGCCACTACTAAAGACGTACTAGGAGGGACAGGGGTATACGATACAGGCGAAGTATTACCTGAGTTTTTAGGCACAACTAGACCAAACAGAGGTGGCGGTAGTACAAACGATGTAATTACTTTTGGCGATGACATAATAAGCGGTGAAAGGTCTGTTATATTAAGCGACACTATAACAGGCATAAGCACGAATAAGAATCTATTAGTAGTAGGTAGTGATAACTCAAATATACAAGCGTCTAATGTGGTACTTCTTAACTCACCAAACGCATCAGCATTAAGAGACAATGAAATTTATATCAATGGCTTGTATGCCGATCATAAGTTAGAAGTATTATTAACAGAAGAGTTACTAGAAGGGATAAGCGTTCCTCTACAGGTACTGCCAACACTTGCATCAAATGAGTTTTATGAAATAGTAAGAGGGTATGCAAGTATTAATGGAGACAAGCCTACAGTCGCAACGAAACTTGAAATACAAACAACGGGACTAGTAGAACTCGCTAGTTTGCCAGACACTTTTTTTGACGCAGATAATAACACAGGGCTTGTAGACATTGCAAGTGTTTCTATTTTCCCATTTGGGCAAGGGTTGCAAATCATAAGTACAGACTTTGAAAGCCCATCAGCCACAACAATACAAATACAATTAGTTTACAGAATAATAAAAATATGAGTTTAAAAAAATTAGCATTAGACTTAGTCGTTAAGATCAACAGCCCAGATATAAGCCTTGAAGATTTAGACAAGTCAATCAAGGAAGCAAAGAGGTCAATGGCTGAACTTGGGGATGACGGCAGCGAAGAGTTCAAAGCCTTAACCACAGTAATACAAGACGCTGAATCTAGTATTGATAGTGTAGCCGAAAGTATGGGCGGGTTCAACGGTGAAATAAAAGAAACCAATAAAGCACTAGACGACACTAAAGAAGCCACCAAGGGAGCAGAGAGCGGCACAAAGACATTTGCAGGCGGGGTTAAAGGATTAGGTCTTGC